ACAGGACAAGATTTTGACGATGAGTGGAGACGACTGACAGGAGGTGAGAAGTAGTGGCTACAGAACTTGCAAAAGCATATGTGCAGATTATTCCGTCTGCACAGGGAATCAGTGGAAAAATTCAACAGGCAATAGACCCAGAGGCAGAACCGGCGGGGGCTTCATTTGGAAGTAAATTAGTCGGAAAGTTAAAAGGAATTATTGCTACTGCAGCAATTGGAAAAGCGCTAGGAACAGCAATCAGTGAGGGAGCAAATCTTGAGCAAAGCCTTGGTGGAATTGAGACACTATTTAAGGATAGTGCTGATAAGGTTAAGGCAAATGCTGCAAATGCTTACAGAACAGCTGGAATGAGTGCTAATGATTACATGGAATTAACCACAAGCTTCTCAGCAAGCCTCCTGTCCAGCCTTAGTAATGATACATCTAAAGCGGCTGACGTAGCCGATATGGCAATGACTGACATGTCTGATAATGCCAATAAAATGGGAACCAACATGGAAGATATCAAGAATGCCTATCAAGGTTTTGCAAAACAAAATTATACCATGTTGGACAACTTGAAATTAGGCTATGGTGGTACTAAGACAGAGATGGAGCGCCTGCTTGCTGATGCTCAAAAAATTACGGGTGTAAAGTACGACATCAACAATTTGTCGGATGTATATTCGGCTATTCATGTAATTCAAGGGCAGTTGGATATTACCGGAACAACAGCTAAGGAAGCGGCAACAACCATATCCGGTTCTTTCGCCTCCATGAAGGCCGCAGCGCAAAATGTTATGGGTCAAATTGCTCTTGGAATGGACATAAAACCAGCTTTGTCAGCACTGGCAGAGACGATGACAACTTTTCTTGTTGGGAATTTACTTCCTGCAGTATGGAATGTAATTTCTGCACTTCCGGGGGCGTTAGTAACATTTATACAGACTGCTACACCACAATTGGCAACTGCATTAATGCAATTTGTGCCAGAGATTGCAACACAAGTCCAAACCGCATTGCCACAGCTATACGAAATGGCAAACGGAATGCTGCTACAGATTACAACTGCAATCCAAACGAATCTTCCAGGGTTATTACAACAAGGTGTTGAAATCGTAACTAATATTGCAAATGGAATATTGCAGAATATTCCTCAATTAATTTCGATGGCAGCAACACTGATGGCTAATTTTGAAAATGCGATATGGTCAGCTCTACCACTTGTTTTAGCGGCCGGAGGTAAATTAATACTTAATCTTGTCAATGGAATTATTAATAATCTTCCACAGATTGCAACAGCTGCAGCTCAAGCAGTGGCAAAAATGACGGTAACAATCGGACAGAATCTACCGCAGGTTCTGCAGTCCGGTATTGAGATTATTGGAAAGTTGGCGGCTGGATTAATTCGAGCATACCCAAGCCTTATAGCTCAGATTCCTCAAATTATTTCTGGAATTCGAAGCGCGTTTTCAAATGTTGATTGGTGGACTATTGGTCACAATATTATCCAGGGAATTGCGAATGGACTTAGAAATGCAGGACATATGTTGTGGGAAGCTGTCAAGGGAGTGCTTGGAAACTTTAAAGACAATGTGTTAGCATTTTTCGGCATTCACTCACCCGCACGATGGGGTGTGTTCGTAGGAGAAATGATTGACGCAGGATTTGTCAAAGGAATTATAGGAAAATTTCCGGCAATTAACTCTGCAGTAACCAAGCTTCGGGATATTGCTACAAGCCCGTTCTCAAACGCGAATTTGAATTATGATTTACAGGGAACGGCAAACAGCTCCAGAACATCAGGAAATGAGACGTCAAGCCGGCTTGATACTTTAATTGCATTATTAAGAGCGATTATTGCAATCATAGATGGAAAACCAAGCGGAGATGTAAGCGAACGAGAGCTGATTCGAGCATTAAGAGATATGGGGGTTGTATTCGAATGATAGAAATCAAATATATGTGTTCTAATGGTAAAGAATACAATCTTGTGGGTAACCGGATGAGACCAACGTCCGGTTATTTCCAT